AACAACCTTGCTTAATAGGAGGGCGGAATGGCTGCTTCTATCACAGCAAAAACAGTTACAGCTACCGGAACAGTACTGGGTGGTAGAACTCGTTTAAAAGCTTTCTATGTAAAGACAGCTTCTAGCGGGTCACCTGCGGTGGTGTTTAAAAACGGCAGTGGCGGTGCAACTCTGTTGTCGATGGTGTTCCACACATCCGACGACAATCAGATCACCATACCTGACCACGGTATGATCTTCGATGATCAGTGTCATGTGACACTCACCAACGTAGATTCGCTTACTGGATTCTTTGGCTAATGGCTAGAAAACCAGCCAAAATGCCAAGTCGTAACAAGAAAAATTTCCGCTCTACAAAATCTGGAGCGGGAATGACCAAGGCTGGTGTGGCGGCGTACCGCCGCGCCAACCCCGGGTCAAAGTTGAAGACCGCTGTTACTGGTAAAGTAAAGAAGGGGTCAGAAGCTGCTAAACGTCGTGCTTCATACTGTAGTCGTTCAAAGGGACAGATGAAGATGCACAATATTAATTGCAGCAAAACGCCTAAGAAACGTATCTGCGCTGCACGGCGGAGATGGAAATGTTAAATATAGGTGTTTCAGCTATACTTGCTTTTGTAGCTTGGATTGCGATGTCAATCGTAGATTTGAAGACAGAAACCGCTGTGATAAATCAGAAGGTCAGTGAAAACCATAAAATGTTAAGCGTTTTGTGGGACGATTTCTTGGAGAATAAAAATGACAATCTCGCGTGGGTCGATGACAAAGCAAATATCAAAGCCACCGCAAAAACGGAAAAGACCGTCCAGTAATCCTAGGGTTGCTAGGGGGTGTGGCACTGTTTTAAGTGAGAGAAGAAAAGTAACTAAACGGGCGAAAAGGAAAAAAAGGAATGGCTAAAGATGCATGTTACAGCAAGGTTAAGCGCCGTTATAAAGTCTTCCCGTCAGCGTATGCAAGCGGGGCTATCGCCAAATGTCGTAAAGTCGGCGCAGCAAACTGGGGAAACAGCAAGAAAAAAGCAAAAGGGGGAACATTTAAGTACCGCACAACCAAAATATATTGATAGTGGACCCATAGTTTTAAAACCATGATTGAGTTCGTTTTAGCTGTGTACTTAAATGGTAAGTTAATTGACAACACACAACGATTTAGAGATATGGACCGATGTTTATACTTTTCGTCCAAACTTTCAAGACAATCTCCTGTTCCTACGGGCGATGGCAAAAGATTGAAGATGCATGCAATTTGTAAACCTGTACCAAAGAGATAGTTATGGAACCTATATCGACGGCCTTGGCTGGGATAGCTTTAGTTAAAAGCGCCGTTGACGGTATCAAGAGTGCCATTGGCACAGCTAACGATATAGGAGACATTGCAGGTCAGATAGATGCTTTGTTTACGGGTCAAAAGCAGGTAAACGAGGCTAGGAATAAAAAATCTGGTGTTGGCCTGACAGATCAGTTTGGTGTGGAGTCTGTTGCTCGTGAGATGATCGATGCTAAGTTAGCAGCAGAAAAGCTACAAGAAGTAGCTACTATGGTGAATATGCGCTTTGGACCGAATACATGGAAGAATATTTTAGAAGAAAGACAAAAAAGGATACAGGAAGCAAAAGAGGCTGCGGCGGCAGAGCGTAGGCGAAAGCTAGAAGCGTCCAGAGAATTTGAAGAAATGATGAAGCAGGTTGTTCTTGTTGCTACTATTATAGTTATGTCTATCGGTTTCTTTGTTTATTTATTTGCAGTTGTTAAGTAGGTATGGATAATTTATGGCAGTACGAAAGACAAAAAAGGGAGCGTCCCTTAAGAGATGGTTCAAAGAAGAGTGGAAGGATGTACGCACCGGGAAAGCGTGTGGCCGTCGCAAAGGAGAAAAACGGGGTACTCCATATTGTCGCCCCTCAAAGCGGGTTTCTTCTAAAACTCCGAAAACCTCATCCGAAATGACAAGTGCGGAAAAACGTAGTAGAATATCGCAGAAGAGAAAACTTGGGCAACCTGCTGGCAAGCCCCGCAGAGTTAAATCTTTAAGAAGGAAAAAGAAATGACTAGGAAAGATGTCACTGGTGACGGCAAATATACTCAGAAAGATCTTCTTGTGGAACGTGGTGTCTTGAAAAAAAAAGGCAATAAAGTTGTAAAGGCAAACAAAGGAAAATCGGTCAACCTTGTTTGTCCACGCAAAGAAATGGCTGGTGCATTAGAAATGCCAAAAATGAACAGAAAAGGCTAGACAATGGCTCTCTCAGGATCCAGAAACTTTGAACTAAACGTCGCTGAAATTATTGAAGAGGCGTATGAGCGGTGTGGTCTAGAAGCCCGCACTGGTTATGACTTTAAAACAGCCCGACGTTCTCTTAATTTGATGTTTGCTGACTGGGCTAACAGAGGTCTTAACTTGTGGACAGTCAAGCAGGGCACACAGACTTTGACATCTGGAACAGCTACATACACTTTTACATCAGACTATACGGACTTGTTGGAAGTAGTAATACGTCGCAGTGGCACAGACTTTGAGTTATCGCGAATGTCTAGAGGTGACTATTTAACGATACCCAAAAAGACAACAGAAGGACGACCAAGTCAGTATTTTTACGACAGGCAAATCTTGCCACAGGTAACTCTGTGGCCTACGCCAGATAGTTCTACAGATACATTGATTTATTATTATGTACAGCGAATGGATGATGCCGATACGTTGGTAAACACTAATGATGCTCCGTTTCGTTTCTACCCCTGCATGGTAGCTGGTCTAGCTTATTATATAGCTATGAAGAAAGCGCCAGATAGAATACAGCTTTTGAAATCCGTGTATGAAGAAGAATTTCAACGTGCACAAGTTGAGGACGAGGACAGGGTGCCGCTGAAACTTCAGCCAAGTATTCAATATCTTCGGGTTAATTAATGTCTAGGTATGCGTCTGGTGAAAAAGCTTGGGGACTTTCGGATCGTTCCGGATTTCGATATCGACTTGCAGAAATGTTGGTTGAGTGGAATGGTCTTAAGGTTGGACCGGATGAGTACGAGGAAAAACACCCACAACTCAATCCACGCAAAATAGGACCGGATCCACAAGCTCTCTTTCAGCCTAGGCCGGATACAGCTACTGAAGTAGCTGGTCAAGTTCTTTTAATAATGAATCCTTTTCAGTCCGGTAGCGCCGGATCTTCTGTGATTACTGTGTTTGAACCTTCTCATGGTCGAAGCACATCCAATGTTGTTATATTTCGTAAAACACAAGCATTTGACGGTTTTTCAACAACCGCTTTAGAAAAAGCTTCGGGGTATACAATTACTGTTGTTGATGCTAATTCGTATACAATTACAATTAGCGGCGAGACATCAACTGTTGGCAACATACGAGGTGGGGGCGGGGTCGCAACCGCTGCGCCCGGTGTATCGACAACATCATCGACGTTCGATTCGATAAGTGTTACATTCGATTCGGCAAGTAAGACTTTTGACGAGGCTTAAATGGCAAAACAAGCAGTAGGAATTGGAACATCAGCTAATGATGGAACGGGTGATACCCTTCGCGCAGGCGCGGACAAGATAAACGATAACTTTGATGAGATCTACAGTGCGTTGGGAAATAGTTCCAATGTATTAACGGATATTATAGATACTAATGGTCTTTTAAATGTTAGTTCAGGTGCTAACAAGATTGTTTTTTATTATGGCGCGTTGACTGATTTGCCCAGTGCCTCAACATATCACGGCGCTGTTGCTCATGTTCACGCTACAGGTGGACTCTATTTCGCTCATGGCGGTGTCTGGATAAGGTTGAATGATGAAGCCACAGGGCCAGTAACAAAGTATACTGCCGGTACTAACGGAAGCTCGGCGTACACATTCACTGGCCCGGGCGCTACTTCAGGTGATAACCCAAACTTCACCTTCTACAAAGGCCACACATACTTAATTGATAACACAGCTAATGTAAGTAGCCATCCTTTGCAGATCAGAACATCCAACGGCGGCTCTGCCTTTACAACAGGGGTGACAGACAACTACAATTCTACCACCGGGTTAACACAGTTTATT